CAGCAGGAACAGCAGCAGGAACAGCAGCAGGAACAGCAGCAGGAACAGCAGCAGGAACAGCAGCAGGAACAGCAGCAGGAACAGCAGCAGGAACAGCCAGGTATTGAGCTGGTGGTCATGGTGCGTGATATCCCAGAGTTCCCCGGCGGTCCGCTGCGCGCTGATGTTCACCCTGCTGAAGTGGATAACTGGCTGGCGCTGGACTGGCGTCTGGAGGAATAACCATGCTGGTTGCCGATCCCAACTCTCCAGGCTTCAACAGCTACGCCAGCGTGCCAGACCTGCGGGCATTTGCCGCCGGGCGCGGATATAGCATTCCTGCAGATGATGGTGAGTGCGGTCAGATGCTGATGCAGGCAATGGACTTTCTGGAAGGGAAGGCTTGGCGCGGTCAGCGTTCCAGCGCATCACAGCCTCTATCCTGGCCGCGTTCCGGCGTGCGCTTCGATGGTGTTGACCTGTCGAATGATGCGATTCCACAGCGCCTGATTGATGCTCAATGTCGCCTGGCCATCGAATCGCAGGAGATTGACCTCACCCCGTCGGTTGCTGGCGGTGGGGCGGTGACGATGGAGCGCGTCGAGGGTGCGGTAACAGTCCAATATGAGCCGGGAACGAATAAAGCTTCTCCGTCATTCCCATGGTTCTATTCCGCACTGCGCGGGCTTGTAGTGGGCGGCAACCAGGTCCGGGTCGAAAGGGGGTAGCATGGCAATCGACTATCGCCGCATGCGCGCTACGGCAACGCGGCTCCTGAAGGATAACGGCAAAACCTACCAACTGACCCGAGGCGGTACCACCACCCGCGATCAGTACGGGAAAGAGATTACCACCGAGCCTGTTATCGCGACCGTTACCGGCGTTATCACTGAATACTCCACTCGTGAAATCGACGGCTCTCTGATTGCTACAGGCGATAAGAAGCTGGCGGCCACGTTTGAAACTGAGGTGCGCATCGGTGACATCATTGATATCGACGGCCAAAAGTGGCGCGTGGTACAGCCGAATCCGGTTAAGCCGGCAGACGTGTTGATCTCTTATAACATCCAGCTAAGGACCTGATATGACCAGTTCCGTAAATCAGCCGTTCCTGGCTGCTATTCAGCTGTTCGTTGATGGCTCAAAGCAGGAGATTGACGAGGCGGTGCGCCGGACGGGTATCAAAATCCTGGGGAGACTGGTGGAGATGTCACCAGTCGGGCAGCCGGAGACCTGGCAAGTGAACCAAACGGCCTCTGCTTATAACACTGCAGTGCGTGAACACAATGCTGCCCTTCGCGATGATCCTGCCAACCTGACCAAATCGGGACGACTTAAGCGCGGTTTGCGTGTAAACGACTCGATGGACATCAAAAAGCCTGAGGGTTATGTCGGTGGTCGGTTCAAGAACAACTGGTATGTCGGGTTCGATAGCCAGCCAACAGAGACGAACGATACCCCGGACGCTTCGGGGCAGGGTTCAAACTCCCGTGGTCTGGCGGTGCTTGAGGTGTTCAGAGTAGGTCAGGTGAGCACAATTTACTTCACCAACAACCTTCCATATGCCCAGGCACTGGAAAACGGACATTCAAACCAGGCGCCCGACGGTATGGTCGGGTTGACCGCATTGGATGCTGCCCAATATTTCCGCGAGGCAATGAACGAGGTGCGCAATGGCCGGTGACCAGTCCATGCGAATTGCTGAATTGCTGGAGAGCCGGGTGGCGATTATCGCTGAGTCGCTCGGATTGCCGATCGCCTGGCCTAACATCGCTTTTACCCCGCCTGATGATGCCCCTTATGGGCGCGTTTATGTCTTACCAGCGCAAACCGTGGGGCAGGACCTGGAAGGTCAGTTGCGTACATACCAGGGCATTCTCCAGCTCAATATCATTGCACCAGCAGGTAGCGGCGTGACTCTGGCCAGAGGGCTGACAAAGTCTGTTGCAGATGCTTTTCCCGAAGGGCTGCCGCTGGTGGATGGTGACCTGACCGTTTATATCAATGGCCCGCCGCAGGTGCGCCAACCTATACAGGATCGCCCCACATCATCACCCAACGGCACTACCGGCTCAATCACCTACACCACCCCTGTCAGCATGCAGTACCGCGCTGATTACTGACCCGCCGCCCGGCGGGTTTTTTATTACCTAAATTCAGGAGAGTGCTATGGCATTCGCAATCCCTAACGGCTCGCGTGTGAACGTGGCCAAGGCCTATCAGGCTCCCATCACCTTTACCGCAGCCTCTAACGCTACTGAATGCGAACTGACTGTTGCATCTGCCGCTGGCATCCTGGCGGGCGATGTAGTGCAGGTGAGCTCCGGCTGGCTAAAACTCGATAATATGGTGCTGCGCGTTAAATCCGTAGCCGGTACCAAAATCGTGCTGGAAGCATTCGATACTACCGACACCACCAAATTCCCGGCAGGCACTGGCGCGGGCACGCTGCGTAAAATCGACTCATGGATCACCATGCCTCAGGTGATGACATTATCAACTGAAGGTGGTGATCAGCAGACCATCAGCGTGCAGTTCCTGGAAGATGACAAAGCGCGCACCATCCCAACTTTTAAAAACGCGGTGGTTCAGGTTTACACCTTTGCGCATGACCCTCAACTGGCGATCTACAAACGCCTCATTGACCTGGATGACTCCAGCGACACAACGGCGGTCTGGTTCCATAACCCACGCGGCAAAGCCGATCGTTTCTACTCAGCCAAAGTATCGTTCCAGCGCGTACCGCGCACGGAAATCAACGCCGTGGAAAGTAACGAGGCGCGAATGAACTTCGAATCGGACATGCAGATTTACCCGATCGCCGATTCATCCGTGACGCCGCTGGCGTTCCTGACCGACCTGCCGGACACCAAGTCGGTTGCCACAGGTGCAGCGCTGGATCTGGCGGTGGTAATGAAGGGCGGCTCAGCACCTTACACCTACGTATGGAAGAAAGGCAGCACCGCTATTCCGGGCAAAACCGCCTCGACGTTCAACATTCCATCTGTGGCATCCGGTGATGCTGGCTCTTACACCTGCGAAGTCACTGATGCGGCGGGCAAAACCATCACCTCTGCTGCTTGCGCCGTTACGGTCAGCTAACCACTCTAGCCCGGTACGCCGGGCTTTCTTCGCTACTGAAACCAAAGTCTTTCTTAGGAACCGAAATGACCAAATTTTCCTTGATCCCCAACCCAACTTTTTCTGTGACCGCGAGCATTCCGCGCGCTGGCGCCGAAGACGGCAAGCTGACGTTCACTTTCCGCCATAAGACGCTGGAAGAGCTGCGCTACATGGACGATCAGCTGCAAAAGGCCGCCGAAGGTAAAAAGGATGCTATCGAGCCGCAGGCCGACTACCTCATGGAAATTGTCGAGGGGTGGGCGCTTCCCGATGAGTTCAACCGCGAAAACGTTATTGTCCTTCTGCGGAACTATCCACGCGCGTTCGACAGCATCGGTCTGGCATACACCAAAGAGCTGATGGGTATCCGCGAAAAAAACTGAGGCAGGTCGCCGCAGCATTGTATACGCCGGGACCGACGCTCGCGGAGCTGAGCGCTTTTGGTTTGACGCCTGAGGACGTGGAGGAAGAGGTGGGGATCCTGCCCTCGGTGTGGAGGTCCTTCACCATCTTCTCTTCCCTGGCGACCCAGTGGCGAGTCGGCGCGAGCGGGGCGACCGGCCTTGATTACAACGTTCTCCCCTGGTTCTTCGAGTTACACGGGGTTGAGGATGCGGCGGCCTGCATGGCTGACCTTCAAATTATGGAAAGCGAGGCTCTCAAGGTAATGCATAAGGAGACGAAATAATGACAGACCAGATCGCCTCGATTACTTTGCGGGCCGATGTTTCTGACCTGAAAACAGCCAGCAACGAACTGGATAAACTCGGCCAGGCGGCGGCCGGAGCTGTAGATAAAGCAGATGATCTGAATAGCGTGTTTCGCGCTGGCGCTGAATCTGCGAAGCAAGGCAGTGAAGGATTCAAGGAGCAGCAGAACGCGCTCAAAGGGTTGCTGGAGAATATCGACCCGGTTACTAAGGCCTTAAACCGCCTGGATGAGCAGCAAGAATCGCTGCGGAAATTCCAGGCCAAAGGTTTCCTGGATACCGATACCTTTCAGGCTTACAACAAAATCCTGGATGACACCCGCCTCAAGCTGACCGACACCGGAGAAGCCGCGGCGCGTGCTCAGGCAGAGCTGGCGGCCACTCAGGCGGCAGAAAAGCAATCAGCCGCGCTGAAGAACCTGCTGGGCTCAATCGACCCGACGATTCGTGCATTCAACTCGCTGGATGAACAGCACGCACAGCTGGTGGCCCATTTCGAAGCAGGCCGCATTAACGGTGCTCAGTTCGAGCACTTCAACACAATCCTTAACCAGACGCGTGAGCGCCTCTCTGGTGTCGCTGACGTACTACCAGAGGCGCTATCCCGGCAGGAAGCTGCTGCCCGGCGCGCTGGAATCTCCGTTGGTCAGTACAGCGCAGCGCTGCGCACGCTTCCGGCGCAGTTTACCGATATCGCTACGCAACTGGCGGGAGGGCAGTCTCCATTCCTTATCCTGCTCCAGCAAGGTGGGCAAATAAAAGATTCCTTCGGGGGGTTAAGTCCAATGCTCCAGGCTTTGCGGGACGCATTGTTTGGGTTTAACGAGGAGAGCAGAGAAACATCCGAGTCGGCAGCGGGGATTAGTGACGCTGCTGAAGGACTTAACAATACCAGTGAGGCAGCGGAGAAACTGGGGCGGGCCGGCGGGCTGCTAAATACCTTTAATCTTGCGATTGCGGGCACGGTGGGTTTACTGGCTCTTCTGGCGGGGGCTGCATACAGTTCATCCCAACAGTTCGACAACGTTGCCAGATCGCTCATTTTGATGGGCGGGGCTGGTTTTTCCTCCATGCAGCAACTGAATGATGCGGCAAAATCTGTTGCTGATAACGCAGGTGCTTCCCTGGCTGAGTCCGTTGATACCCTGGTCCAACTAAATGACACCGGGAAGTATACCGCCGACCAGATGTCGAAAATCGCCAAATCAATTCTGGCTATGGGCGATGCTGGGCTGGATACAAAGGCTGCGCTGGCGGATTTTTCACGCCTGGCAAGCGACCCTATTAAAGCGCTCGCAAGCTTGAACCAGCAATATGGCTTTGTTGATGAAGCCATGATGAAGCACATCATTACCCTGGAGAAAACGAAGGGGAAAACAGCAGCGGCAAACGAAGCTATAACGCTTTTTGCCGACACCATGGAGGATCGAAGTAATAAAATTGTAGAGGCCACCGATAATATCGGGCAGGCGTGGAACGGGCTTAAGGCTTTCTCCTCCGACATTTTCGGTCAAATCGGGGTTACCGTGCGCGCATGGGGAAACCAGATCATCGATATCTTCGAACTAGTTAAAGCTTCGATTAAAGACCTCTTCCTCAACATTACTTCACTGGACGCTAAATTCACCGGCACAATTGCTGGCTGGGCTGAAAAAATCCCTGGTGGTGGAGCACTGGCTAATTTCCTCGGCATGGACGTTGAGGCAATGAAAAAGGCTGGAGCGGAAGCGGACAAAGAGATTGAGGCGAACAAAAAACGCTATAACGAGCTTTGGAAGCGAGTAACCGATCCTAACGCGCAGGCTAAATATGAACGTGAGGCTCGCGGCTCAACAGTGGCAGGTGAAGGGGGAACAAGTCGCGAATCGAGAGATGCAGTCTCGAAGCTTGCTCAGGACTCAGACAAAAAGACCAAAGAGGCGAAAGCCACTCTGGAAGCTGGCGATCGCACCCTGGAGAACTACCGCGCCCAGGCCAGAACGTTAACTGAAACGCTCGAGACCCTCCGACAAACTGGCGAAACCCACGCTAAAAATACCGAGTTCAGTAAACAGCAATCTCGGTTTGCTGAATTGGATGAGGCAGCCAAAACCCGCGCGCTGACTGCTCAGGAAAAATCTTTACTGTCGAGCCGTGAGGCGATTATGAACGCCGCCAAGGTGGTTGATCAGAAGAATAAGGAAGTAGAGGCGCAGCAGAAGATTAACGGCCTGGCGCAGCAGGCGAATAAATACGTCACGCAGATGTCGGAAAAGACTGATGCTTTGCGCGCTAGTGCAGGCCTCAGCAGTCGGCAAACACAGCGCATGATGGAAGAGGCGCAACTCCGCCAGGGCTGGCTGAATGGTGGCGGCAAGCTTGAAGATGCAGGCTATGCGAAAGAGCTGGCAGCGCTGCGAAATTATTATGCAGAAGAAGACAAGCTGCGAGGCGACTGGAAAGCGGGGGCTGTTGCTGGATGGAATGAATATCTCGATGCTGCAACCAACACTTACGACGCCGTTAAAAACGTTGCCAGTTCCACGCTGACTGGCCTGAGCAACATGCTGACTGAGCTTATGACAACTGGCACCGCGTCAGTTAAAGAGTTCGGCAAGTCGATGCTCAAGATGATCCTGGATGTGACGAACCGCCTCATGGTCGTCTACGCAGTGCAGGCGGCTTTGGGGTGGATTAATGGATCATCAAATCCGCAGGGTGGTGGGATTGGCAGTCCTGATTTTGTTGGTCCAGTCAGGAATGCTAAAGGCGGTGTTTATGATTCGCCAGGGCTCAGTAAGTACGTTAATGGGGTATACGACTCACCCCAGTATTTTACTTTCCAGGGCGCATCGAAGTTTGCGAAGGGCGGTGTATTCGCAGAGGCCGGAGCTGAAGCCATCATGCCACTTACTCGGGATTCCGCCGGGCGGTTGGGCGTACGCGCCCAGGGTGGTGGCGGTATGGCTCCGGTTATTAATACCACCGTTAACGTTGATGCTGGTGGTTCTGCAACTGTTCAGTCTTCCAGCTCAGGTGATGCTATGGGCCGTGCCCTTGCTGATGAAATGCAGAACGCTGCGTTGCAGGTTATCCAGAAGCACCTTAAGCCTGGAGGCATGATCTACAACTTCAGTAAAGGCAGGTAGTGTTTGCGTCGTCCCCTGGTTAATATGATGAAAACCATAAAAATCAGGGGATGATTGTGTTAAAAAAAATCTTTAAGAAGATCTTAAGAACCATTGGACTATTACTGCTTCTGATTGTAGTAATTATTGTTGCAGCGCTGGTTAACAAACCTTCAGAACAAGAAAAGAAGCAAAAAGAAGCCAAGGAACTTACGGATAAAAAACTGGATGAGCTTCGCGATGCCTGTGAAGCTTACGTAAGGATGTCAGTCATTAACAAAAGCACCCTGGACATGTCGGTGTTTGGCTCGAACAGATGGCTCGGTGATGACGGTAAGTTTTACGCCACGCAGGAGTTTAGCGCCAAAAATAAATTTGGTCTTGAGCAGAAATTCAGGGCTGAATGTATTGAAGACAAGGATGGGAAGACTGATTACCGGCTTGTAGAAATGAATGGAAGTTAAACCAAAATGGTTTGATATCTTTCCCTCCCATGCTTTCAACCAATATTAAGCCTCGCACATGCGGGGCTTTTTTACATCTATAGCCGAGAGGCAGGAGAACGTTATGGAAATGACTGTAGGATTCCCTGAAATGGGTTCGCGATTTGAAACTGTAAGCTTCGATCCAGATTTAGAAATTAAAATGATAAAGACTGTCAGAACCAAAATTACAGTTTGCAAGCTGGAGCAAATCAATGCGCCTCATGAACTGGTGTTTATCTATCAGGAGGATTTCAATCCAGGCAGCTCTTTTGCCGAAGTCGAAGCACGCGCTAAAGAATATGCCAGTAAGGCAATTGCCGGATTAAAAACCCCGGCTTAACCGGGGCAAAGCATTACTTGATGCGATGGTAGATGTTATCAGCCCTGGCATACAATTTGGATACCGCCTCGGCACGACCTTGCTCTTGCATCGTCATTTTTGATGTATCTCCACCGTAGGCCTTCGTCATATACTCAGTAACGCGCTTGCGAAAAGCTCCGGCATCATCTGATTCGACAGTGGCAACGGCTAATAAAAACGCTAAAGCTTCATCCTGCTGGTCTTCTTTGTTAAAGCTCATCATAAACTCCTGTTATACCGAGGCCATCAGCCACACCGTCGGCAATTAATGCGCCAGTGCCCACCACTGGCGGGCTGAATCCACAACATAACCAGGTATTTTGATTTGTAACACCCTGATATTCAGACAGTAGCCACCTTCGGGTGGCTTTTTTTTATGGAGCAAATATGGCAGTTGAAACATACAGCTGGCGCTCGCAGCTCGGTGCTGGCGCGATTGAATATAGCAAGGCGGTACGCGCGGCGCAGTTCGGTGATGGCTATGAGCAGGTTGCTGATAATGGCATTAACTCTACTGCTATTCAGGTGCCAATGAAGCATACCGGCACCGAGACGGAGGTGAACAGTATTCGTGATTTCCTCCTGGCTCATACCGTGAAAGCTTTCATCATTACGCCACCGGGAGAAGAGAAGGGGCTTTACCGCGTCGTAGCCGATTCCGTACGGAAAAATCAGATCAGCAGCAAGTTTGCTGAGCTGACGTTCACCATCAAACGAGCTTATGGAGTGTACGCATAATGGCATTAGTCGATCAGGCGGCGATGCTGGCACCAGGTGGCAGAGTCCGCCTGGTTGAAGTTGATGCCTCAGAGTTCAGTGGCGGTATTCACCGTTTCCACTACGCACCTTTCCCCCATACACCGGAAGAGATCGACGCTGCCAATGGTGATGAAGAAAAGCTCGGACCAAAGCCAATCGTATTCGGTGGGAATACCTACGATTTTTGGCCGTTTCAGGTTTCAGGCCTGGAGCTATCAACAGACCAGGCGGCGGAGCCGTCTCTTAGCGTTTCCAACCTCGACGGTCATATCACGGCGCTATGCCTGCAATTTAAAGACATGGTTAATGCCAAAGTGAGCATTATCGACACCTATTCGGTTTACCTCGATGCCGTGAATTACCCTGGTGGGGTGAACCCGACCGCCGACCCGTCGATGTTCACGCTTCAGACCTTCTGGCTTGACACCAAAACCTCCGAAGACGACGAGGTAGTTACCTGGTCACTCAGCAGCCCGGCCGATTTGCAAAATCTGGTCATTCCTACACGGCAAATCACCTCTCTCTGCGAGTGGGCGCTGCGCGGGCAATACCGTAGCGGCGACGGCTGCACCTACAACGGCACGGCGTATTTTGATGCGAAGGGTAATCCTGTCGCTGACCCGGCGCTGGATGTGTGCGGCGGCTGCCTGAGTGACTGCCGTAAGCGGTTTGGTGCTGGGCTGGCAGAGCCTAATACCGCGACCCTTGATTTTGGGGGCTATCCAGCCACCGTGCTTTTTTCCCGATAACCGGACGTACCAATGAATAAAACCATAATGGCAGCTATCCGGGCGCATGCACTGGAGGAATCCCCGCGTGAGTGCTGTGGCTTCGTTATTCAGTCTGGCCGTCGCCAGCGCTACATTCCCGTGCCGAATACGCACGAAAATCCGACAGAGCATTTCCGCATCGACGGCGAGCACTGGGCTAACGCCGAAGATATCGGGACGATTATTCGCGTCATCCACTCCCACCCTGGCGACGGTGCCCGGCCTATTCCGTCCGATCTGGACCGACAACAGTGCAATAACTCCGGCGTGGTCTGGGGCATTTACGCGCCGGACAGCGATGAATACGCCGAGATAATGCCGGAGGCGGTGCCGCTTATTGGGCGTCCGTTTATCCTGGGCTCGAATGACTGCTGGGGGCTGATTATGGACTGGCACGCCATTCAGGGCGTCACGCTGAACGATTTTCGCGTCGATTACCCGTGGTGGGAAAGCCAGTACCCGGACAATCTCTATTTCGAAAACTGGGAGCGGGAAGGGTTTGTCGAATGCGACCCCGCGCCAGGCTGCATGGTAATCATGCAGGTTGAATCCGCTAAGTGGAACCACGCGGGGATCATTACTGAGGAAGGTGAGCTGCTTCACCATCTGTACGGGCAGCCATCCTGCATCACGCCGTATGCGCGCGGCTATTTCAAAGACCGCACGATGATCTGCGTTCGTCACAAAGACCTGCCGCAGGAGATAAAGCCATGGCGCGTTTAACCACTATTCGTCTGTATGGCGCACTGGGCGCCCGGTTCGGGCGCGTGCATAAACTGGCAGTGCAGACATCTGCCGAAGCGGTCAAAGCCCTGTGTATCAACTTCGACGGACTGGAAGACTATCTAATGAATGCAAAAAAAAATGGCATGACCTTCGCGGTGTTTCGCGGTAAGCGCAACATAGGCGTGCAGGACTTCCAGGAGCTGGCAGGCGATAGCGATATTCGCATAGCGCCGGTTATGGAGGGGGCGAAGAAGGCGGGTATGTTCCAGACCATCTTGGGGGCAGTGATGGTGGTCGCCGGTATTATCGTCGGCGTGGCGACCGGCTGGACCGGTGTAGGTCTCACCTTTGGTGCCGGACTTATCATGTCGGGCGCGTCAATGATGGCTGGTGGAATTTACCAGATGCTTTCGCCACAGCCCAAAGGACTACAGGGGCGAGACGATCCTGACAATAAACCATCATATGCCTTCGGTGGCTCGGTGAATACCCTTGCGATGGGTAACCCGGTCGCGCTTCTTTATGGTGAGCGCGAGATTGGCGGCGCCATCATCAGTGCCGGCATAGTCGCAGAAGACATCTAAAACTCCTTTCTGAATATCAAGCACCCAATTGGGTGCTTTTTTTATGGATGTAATATGGAAGCGATCACTGGTGCAAAGGGTGGCAGCCAGAAGCAGCACACACCTGTAGAACAGCCCGATTCGGCTCAGTCAATGGCGCGCTGCCGCATGCTGCTGGCGCTCGGGGAGGGGGAGTTTGCTGGTGGCCTGGATGCGACCCGGATATTCCTGGACGGTACGCCGTTGGGAAACCCCGACGGAACGATGAATTTTGAAAATGTGTCATGGGATTTCCGGCCTGGCACACAGACCCAGACACCAATACCGGGATTCCCTGCAGTCGAGAATGAAACTACGGTTGGGGTATCGCTGACAAAGGCCACACCATGGACCCGCGCACTGAGTAACACCCAGATTGACGCGGTGCTGGTTCGTATTGGCATCCCTGGGTTACAGCAGCAGGAAAACGATGGGGATATTGTCGGCACTACGGTTCAGTACCATATTGATCTGGCGGTGGACGGTGGCGCTTACTCGACAGTCATGACGAAAACCGTCACAGAGAAGCTCAGCTCGCTCTATGAACTAACCCACCGTATTAATCTTCCCAAAGCCAGCACTGGCTGGCAAATTCGAGTGGTGCGTGACACCGATGACAGCACCAGCCAGATGCTGCAGAACAAAACGCAGGTGCAAGCGATTACTGAAGTGATCGATGCTCGCCTGCGATATCCACACACAGCGCTGCTGTACGTGTCCTTTAACGCAAAGTCATTCAACAACATCCCTAAGATTTCCTGCATGCCGAAGGGGCGCATCATCCGAATCCCTTCGAACTATGATCCAATAGCGCGGACTTATAGCGGAACATGGGACGGGACGTTTAAATGGGGCTGGACGAATAACCCGGCGTGGATTTGGTTCGATGTTCTGACTGAGCCGCGCTTCGGCCTTGGGCGCCGCGTGACGCCAGAAATGCTCGATAAGTGGGAGCTCTATCGCATCGCCCAGCGCTGCGACCAGAAGGTACCCGACGGGAAAGGCGGAAGCGGTACCGAGCCACGCTTCATGTTTGACGTTTACATCCAGTCCCAGGCTGATGCCTGGCAGGTGATTAAAGATATTGCCGCGGGCTTCAACGGAATGACTTTCTGGGGCAACAACATGTTCAATGTTGTCTCTGACATGCCGGCGGACACTACGAAGTTGCAGATCCTCACTCGCGCATCAGTGGTGGGTAAGCCGGTGTACTCGAGTGGCAGTGAGAAAAACCGATTCTCCAGCGCGCTGATTAACTTCAGCGATCCGGATAACCACTACCAGGACCGCACCACGGCAGTGATGTTTCCGGAACTCGTAAGGCAGTTCAAGTTTAAGCAGACACAAATCACTGCGATCGGTTGTACGCGTGAGAGCGAGGCGCAGCGGCGTGGCGGGTGGGCGGTGTATTCCAACTCCCTTGACCGCATTATCACGCTTCAGACTGGACTTGATGGCTTTGTATTTGTGCCGGGCACCGTATTTGCGTTTGCAGATGAACGCCTGTCAGGGCGCGTTTACGGCGGGCGTATCACCGGGTATAACGCTGGTCTTAAGGCCGTGACCATTGACCGGGGCACCAGTGCGGTGGCGGGCGATACGCTGATGATTCGCACCCAGGGCGGTACCGTTGAAAGCCGGGTGATACAGGCCGTAAATGGCACGCAGCTGATCCTGTCCACGCCGTTCACGGCGGCGCCATTACCTAATGCCGTATTCGTCATTGATGCTGGTCAGCTGCGCCTGCAGTATTTCCGGGTAACGAACCTAAAATTTGATGATGAGGAAAACACCTTCACCATTACCGGTGCGGAGTATAACGCGTCGAAATACGACGCCGTTGATAACAACGCTCGCCTCGATACTCCTCCGATAAGCCTGATTCCGACCGGGCTAGTTAACCAGCCGACCAACATCGTGGTATCGAGCTATGATGCGGTTCGCCAGGGGCAACGCGTGGCCACGCTAACCGCCTCGTGGGATGCGCCAATTGATAAAGACGGCAAACTGCAGTCGGACGTAATAGCGTACCGGGCACAGTGGAAGCGCGGAAATAACGAATGGGTAAACGTGCCTGAAACCGGGTTACGAAATATCGAAGTGCCTGGCATTTTCGAGGGCGATTACCTTGTGCGCGTCCGTGCGATTAACTCTGGGGGAGCGTCCAGCCTTTGGGCCACGTCTGCGTTGACCCATCTTACCGGCCGCACCGGTGAAGTGCCCAAACCTGTCGGACTAACAGCAACAGAGGATGTTGTATTTGGGATCAACATTACATGGGGTTTCCCCGCAGATACCGCCGACACCCTGAGCACGGAACTGCAATACAGCGCTTCAGTCGATGGGGCAAATCCAATGCTTTTGGCGTCGGTGCCGTATCCTCAGAAACTCTATCAGCAGATGGGGCTGAAGGCAGGGCAGGAATTCTGGTACCGGGCACGGCTGGTTGACCGCATCGGGAATCAGAGCGACTGGACAGACTGGGTGCGCGGGCAGGCCAGCATCGATGTTTCCGATATCACCGATGCAATCCTGGAGGACATGAAAGGCTCCGATACGTTCAAAGATCTGATCGAGAACGCGGTGGACAGCAACGAAAAAATTGCTGGCATGGCTAACGATATCAAACAGGCCAACGACGAACTGGAGCAGCAAGCGAAAGATATCGCCAAAAACGCCCAGGATATCGGGAAGGTTCAGACCAGCGTTACAAACCTGTCGAGCACGGTCGGAGATGTGTCTTCTTCTCTGAGCAAGCTTGAGCAGACAGTGGCGACGGCTGATACCGCGCTGGGCCAGCGCATCGATAACATCAGCGTGTCTGTGGACGGTATGACGGGAGGAGTGAAGAACTCTGCCATCGCGATTATTCAGGGCAACCTGGCGCAGGTGGCGGCGCGCAAAACGCTGTCTGCATCCGTCGCCGGTAACAGCGCGCAGCTGGACCGCATTGATGAGGTGATCGTCAACGAGAAGGAGGCAACGGCGCGTTCGCTGCTGAGTTTGCAGACTGACGTGAACGGCAACAAGGCATCTATCAACAGCCTGAACCAGACGTTCTCCGATTACCAGCAGGCCGCGGCCACGCAGATAAACGGGATCACGGCGACCGTCAACGGACACACATCAGCCATCACAACCAACGCTCAGGCGATAGCCAACGTTAATGGCGACCTCAGCGCGATGTACAACATCAAGGTTGGCGTTTCCAGCAACGGTCAGTATTACGCCGCGGGGATGGGGATCGGCGTTGAGAATACGCCGTCCGGCATGCAGTCGCAGGTCATCTTCCTGGCTGACCGCTTCGCAGTTACCACAGCTGCCGGTAACAGCGTAGCTTTGCCGTTCGTGATCCAGAACGGGCAGACATTCATCCGGGCCAGCTTCATTCAGGACGGCACCATCGATAACGCCAAGATTGGCAACTACATCCAGTCCAATGATTATGTGGCTGGTTCTGCTGGCTGGAAGCTTGATAAAGGGGGGACGTTTGAGAACTACGGTTCGACTGCTGGTGAGGGAGCCATGAAACTGACAAATCAGACGATCAGCGTCAAAGATGGCAGTAATGTTCTTAGGGTGCAGGTTGGCCGATTAACGGGAGTATTCTGAAATGGCTTATGGAATACAGACCTGGGATGCTTCAGGAAAACCCAACAACTATGGCATCAAACCCGTTTCCGTCGTTGGGCGAATACAGCTGGCTGCCGGGCAAACCTCCGGCAGCTGGTCTTTTACGGTGCCCTCAGGAATGAAAGTTGGTTTTGTTCTTTCACTTGATGAAGGAGGTAACAGCGTAGGGCGGCGCATTGTCGCGTCAGGGAGCACAATAACCGTAAGCGCTGCATCTTCTGTAGGTCTGGGTAATTATCCGGCCTCAAAGTGTGAAGTGGTCGTTTTCATGGAGAAAGCATAATGGCCGAATTTGGCGCGATGATATTAATGGACAACGGGAACCCATTTGTAACGCCCCAGTCAACGCCTTTTTGTCTTTACGGCAAGTACACTTTCAACTCCTCTGCTAATGGCAGTTCGCAGCAGGTTGCTCAGAATATTGCATTAAATGCTGACTACCCTGTGATGGTATTTATCAGGACCACAAATACCGCCCAGCCCACGCCAGTAATATCTTACCGGAACGGCGGAAATATATATGTCGCGGGGGTTAATCCCTACAACCAAAGTTTCACTTTAACGGCGTACGTTTTTGCCATATTCCCGCAGATATTACCGAAATGGGGTTTGGCAATATGGGATGCGAGCGGAAAGCTTGTGTTAACTAATGAGTCCCGTGTGCTATCAGACCTGCAGACGGTTGGCACGCCTGGTGCAAACGGCGGGATAAATATTGACCAGACGCTGAGCGGGTCATGGGCCGTTGCACCTGCTCAGTTGGGTCAGACCATCATTGTGAATAATTCAACCCAGCCTCCGACTATCTACACGATAAATGCTTATTCTTCATGCAGGTTTGACGGGGCCAATACGAGGATAAACGCAGGGGGGACCTCCACTGGGGCAGGTTCACCTGGAGGGGGAACGAATACTGGCATTTCATTAACCGCCATAAATACAGCGGCCTATGATTGATTGATCGTTTTTAGCGATCAATAACATAATATTGATCTATCAAATCAATTATACCCACCAGAATTGTATTGGTATCGTCTAAGATACTGAATTCCTCTGGATACTATCAAAATGAGAAAACTGATTATCTGCATGGCAGGCGCTGTCATGCTTACAGGATGCGCTGGCGTAATTGAGAAACAGGAACCAGTTTGCAGCGGCACTGCAATCGTTGGCGGTCAGGAAACTACGGTTCAGATTTACGGTGTGCGTAAACAAAACAACCAGACGCAGTACCGGGCTGGATATCCTTTCAGCTGGCGCTGGGTAAGTGCGAATACATTTACCGAAACAACCTGCAAATAACCCACTACGCTTAAACATAAACCTCGCTCCGGCGGGGTTTTTTTATTGCCTGGAGAAAATATGCTTTATAACACCGGCACCATCGCCATTAATGGAAATACCGCCACCGGGACGGGTACAAACTGGACGGCACCGGCCAGCCAGGTCCGCGCTGGCCAGACGATTATCGTGATGTCTAACCCGGTGCAGCTGTTTCATATTTCATCCGTGAACAGCGCCACGTCAATGACGGTTACGCCTGCCGCTTCCCCGGCGCTGAGCGGCCAGAAATACGCCATTCTGGTGTCAGACATTATCTCCGTGGACGGACTGGCCCAGGCAATGTCGCAGCTCATCAAAGAGTATGACGAGAACATTGGCGCGTGGGAGACGTTCGCCACGACCTCAGCAAACCAGAATATCACCGTTACCATCAACGGCACCGCCGTAACTATCCCTGGCATTGGTAAACTGGCACAGAAAGGGAGCAACGGTGCGCTTGCTGTCGCAGACGGCGGAACCGGCGCAACGAATGATGCAGACGCTCGCAAAAACCTCGGTTTGGGAAGCTCTGCAACAAAAAACACAGGAACAACGAGCGACAATGTCATGCAGCCCGGCATGTTTGGGCTTGGTCGTCCGGATGGGGCATTAATATTCAACACAACGAGCCAGGATGATCTTCTTACTGGATTGACAGGATATGGGCTTACAGTTCTTCGAAATAATGCACAGATACCAGAGCCATGGAATATATGGAACTATTCACCGACAATATTTGCCCGGACAGGTGATACGTATAGCCTTTTTTCAATGCCTTTTCAGTCATCTGGCAAAGTTCGTATTTTTGGTGGTGCAGCAGCAACTGGATGGAATCACAGCAGGATATTATACGATGATAAAAACACAGTCGTGGATAGCAATGGCTTTATAAAGCAGGCATCCCCGGTCGTCAAAATCTTCACTGATGGTAAGTATGAAACTAACGACGAATCAGAAGGCGTCACGGTGACTCGTCTGGATGTCGGGCAATATCTTATTGAAGGCTGTAAAGCACTCAATTCAGACGCTGCCTGGGGCGGTATCGACGGAGGATTTGAAATCCCCACAGACAGGAATAAGCAACCGCTCATATGGCTGGATTATGAGGTTAGCGCGGATGGTTCTGTGCTGGTGAAAACCTACCACCGAACTCACCCTGATGCGCCAGCATTTGCCAGGAATGAGCGTGATGGATTGGCAGATGGTGAGCCGGTTGACATCCCGGCTCACCAGTTCGTCAGCGTTCGTGTAGAAATGCCAGTTGACAGCATCTGGAATCAGAAACAAACGGAAGAGGCTTTAAAGCAGGAACAGGGCTCGTAAAAAACCGCCGCCCATTTTGTGTAAGAATGAGCGGCGGCTGATTGCTCAGTGTTCATGCCCGAGCAAACGTCGGGAATATTACCCGAACAATATCTACAGGCCAACCTGGCGAACGGTCGGGAACTCAGAAACCAGCCACATATCGGACTCTTCAAACATCTCCTCCAGCAAGCGGTTCAGTTTTTCCCGATCGCTTTTGCTGGCATCGCTGTTCAGGCCGTTCGCCTGCATCGGCTTCACCTTCACTTCGGCATCAGGGAAAATCTGGTGCACCCGCTTCGTCAGCTAGGCCAGTATGATTCCTCTGGCACCTTCGAGCCACTCAACATTGCGTTTGTCATAAACCAGTTCAACAAACATACCGATCCTCTCATAAGTGAAAAATGCCTGTGCTTGATCTGATTTCATAAAAATACTACTGTATATGCATACAGTTATAATCGGAGGTGAACCATGGGATTCCCGAGTCCAGCGCAAGACTACGTTGAGCAACGCATATCGCTCGACCAGCGTATCATCACAAGACCAGCGGCTACGTACTTCATGCGTGCCGGTTCGACACACTATCGTGAAGGCATCATTAATGGAGCGCTACTCGTCGTTGACGCATCGCTGAGGCCGTGTGATGGTTCATTACTCGTTTGCAGAATGGAAGGTGAGTTGAGGATTAAGCGATATCGCAATCACCCAAATCCCCACCTTGAGGATTTGCAGACAGGCAGACGCGAAGAGATACCTGTGCACGATGACGGAACAAGTCCGGATGCAATCTTCGGAGTGATCACCTACATCATCAACGATGCACGAACAGGTGAGTTTGATGATTGTCCGGTGATGTGATTTCTTGTGCCACGGTTGTGCCATGATTGTGTCATGCACCAGAAATCATCATCCATCATCTTTCCGTTTGTGCCATCAGCATTGGCTGTGTGAATGCGGTCAATGCTTGTGAAAACAGATAGTTAAATGTGGTGCTTCTGATTCGTAATGCGAAGGTCGTAGGTTCGACTCCTATTATCGGCACCATCATTTCATCCAGTACCATCCCCAATCGTCCATTTTTCCTTGTTTTTCGCGGTGTTGACTGTTTTGTTTGTCCGCCGTTATCCACCTTTTACCGTTGCAATCCAAATTTAAAACGGGTACATAAACGGGTATCTGAGTTTGAGGCGGGTACCTATGAAACTAAACGCACGACAGGTCGAGACGGCAAAGCCTGCCGAAAAAGACTACAAGCTGCCAGACGGTAACGGGCTTATTCTGCTGGTGAAAACCAGTGGGGCAAAATACTGGCGCTATCGCTATACCTTCGCCGGTAAAGAAAAGATGCTGGCGCTCGGTGTGTACCCGGCTGTTTTGCTGGCGGCCGCTCGCGAAAAGCGAGACGAGGCCAGGCGGAACGTTGCAGCAGGTGTTGACCCGGTGAAGGTCAAAAGCCATGTTGCAGCTGCGGCAGCAAAGACGATCACGTTTAAAGAGATTGCCGCAGAATGGCACGAATTCAAGAAGCCGCGCTGGTCGCCTGGCTATGCCTCTGACATTCTCGAAGCGTTCAACAAAGATATTTTCCCAGCTGTGGGTAAGCTGCCAGTTGCTGAAATCGAACCGGTTCAGATGCTGGCGGCACTGCGCAAAATTGAGAATCGCGGCGCAACCGAGAAAGCAGCCAAAACGCGCCGGTGGTGCGGTGAAGTATTCAGCTATGCAGTTGCGACCGGGCGCGCGAAGTATAACCCCGTCAGCGAACTGAACAGTGCCATGACCGGCCATAAGGGGGAGTCCTTTCCCTTCCTGACGGCTGAAGAACTGCCCGATTTTCTGGCGGCGCTTGAAGGTTACAAGGGGAGTCCGTTCCCCCGGTTGGGTTTGCAGATCATGATGCTGGCAGGGCTGCGTACTTACGAACTGCGGCATTCAAAATGGGAATGGGTAGATTTCGATAACCGGCTGTGGGAGATACCTGCCGAATTTATGAAGATGGACCGCCCGCACCTGGTACCGCTTTCCGATCAGCTTGTTGTATTGCTGAAAGAGTTGCACGGTCTGACAGGTCGATACGTGAATATGTTCCCCGGCAGGAATGACCCGTCAAAGGTAATGAGCGAGAACACAATAAACCGGATGATCCACACGCTGGGATATAAGGGGAGGGTAGTAGGGCATGGCTTCCGGCATACGTTCAGCACCATCCTGAACGATAAAGGATTCAACTCTGACTGGGTTGAACTCCAGATCGCTCACGTGGACAAGAACAATATACGCGGGGTTTATAACCATGCCCTGTATATGGAAGGGCGTCGGGAGATGATGCAGTGGTATGCGGATTATATTGACCAGCTGCGTTTGATTTAAAGAAACTGTTTTTTCCACTCTTCGACCTCGCCGCGTACCCAGCGGGAGGTTCGGCTCCCGAGCTTCTTAGGCTTCGGAAATTCGTTATTACTGATGCGCTCATAAATGCTGGATTTTTTCAGGCCAACAGAGCGCTCAACTTCTTTGATATTAATCAGGTCAGTGTCAGAGATAACCGGTGTCATGCTATACCTCTCTTTTTCATGGCATCGAGCAGGATGTCCTGCACTGTTCGTTTTGAGTTACGCCGCTCCATCACCATTTCGTCCATAGTGTCGGCGGCGATAATGTAGTGAATGAACACCGGGCGGTTGTGTCCGGCCTGAATCTGCCGGGTTGGCCCGATGCGTTCGATAATTTGCTGGTACTGCTCCAGGTCCCACCAGTGCGAGAAAAACACCAGTATGTTGCCGCCGTCCTGCATATTCAGGCCGTGGCCTGCGCTGGCCGGGTGCGCGAACAGGACCGGTATTTTTCCGGCGTTCCAGTCGCGAAGGGTCTGTGGATCCTGGTCGAGGTGGCGACCGCGTGGAAATGCTTTAAGCAGGCGCTCAAGGTCGTGTTTCCAGTGGTAGGCCACCAGCACCGGCGCGCCGGCTGCTTCGGTGAGAATACTGTCCAGCGCCTGCAGCTTCGCGTCGTGCAGTTCGGACCAGCTCCCGGCGTCGTCGGTGTACACCGCGCCGCTGGCAATTTGCAGACATTTTACCGTCTTTGCCGCGGCGTTCGGCGCTTCGATGCCTTCGCCGTTCAGTTCAAGGAACATTTCTTTTTCCATTTCACGATATTGTTGGCGGGCCTTCGGCGGCATATCCACGCGGATCACGTTGTGGACAGGCTCTTTGATATCGAACCAGTCGGCGGCATCAAGGGAGATAGTGACGTCGGCCAGGGCGAGCTGTATTTCGTCCTGCGAGTGTGCGAACGGCTCCAGCTTCGTCCAGCTCTGCCCCGGAAATTGTATTGAGTTGAACCAGCGGGAGGTAAACGCGCCATAGGTGCGCCCGAGGCGCTGCCCCTGATCCACAAACCACGCCTGCCCCCACAAATCCACCAGGCCGTTCGGCGCTGGCGTACCGGTGAGATTCATCCAGCGCCGAACGTGCTTATGCGCCACTTTGCCCAGCGCCGCAGCGCGCTTACCACCACCGCGCAGCCGGAAGGATTTCAGCCGGGTGCTTTCGTCGGGAATGACGGTGCCGAACGGCCAGCGGCCGCCCAGCTCTTCCACCAGCCAGACCAGATTGTCGTAGTTGATGGTAAACACGCTCGCGTTGCTGTTCGCCAGTGCCGCCGCGCGCGCTTTGGCATTACCGACAATCGGCTGTACCTCGATATTGCGCAGATGCCCCCATTTAACCGCTTCATCCGGCCAGGTGCTGGCCGCCACGCGCAGCGGTGCGAGAACCAGCGCGGGCTGTGTCTCCGCTCCCGCCATAAAGAGATCTTCCAGCGTGGTGAGCGTCGCCACGGTTTTACCCATGCCCATGCCCGCCCAGATGTTGCAGCGCAGGATGTCGATTTCGTGGTTGATGATGAGATCTTGGTAGGGACGGGGGGTGAATTGCTTTATCATATAGTGGGCCGTTACCTTTATGGAGAGAGTTCGTGAATCTTAAAGATTTATCCGGAACGACTATTTTGTTAGCTATGCTCTATTTTACTGCTTATGGCTTTTATAGCGGCTTTAGCGATTTTTTTGGTTTCCCAACTAGTTTTATATCCATAGGCGTCCCTGAATTGGTAAAATATTCGGTGGTTGTCACAGGTATAATCTTTTCTCTATTAGCGTTATTGCACTTCGACACTGAAGAAAAACATATTTCCTTTTTTGTTAGCTGTTTTTTTATCGTTTTAGCAGGGGGGTTGGCACTCTCTATGTTCTACTTTATGGGTGGAAAAGGGTATCTTTTCGACAACAATACTAGGCAGATAGTTGGTCGCTCTGTGCTTATAGGTATTTTTGCACTGATGGGGGTAAGATCCTTTTCCGTGTTTATACGAAACGGGTTTAAGTTCGAAGGTAAAACCCACGGCGTAATGCTTATTGGTACATCTGTATTTCTCCCCAGTGCTATGGGCTGGGCTTTTGCTTATTTGCCCTACGATACTATGTTTTACTCCAAAGATAACAAAGCGTACATACTCGCTAATTATTCTAATAATTTTGTACTTGGGCGTTGCTTAAAAGAACGATCGGAATTTTTACTTGTGGAAAAGATCAACGGAGAAGTTACTCCCGTTTCAACGAAAGAAACACAGGAAATGAAAACGTGTTTCCTTCGAGCCTCAAGAAACGCTGTAAACCAATCTTAGATACACAATATCCCCTCCAGATTTTTGCTATCCAGCACCACCACGGAAAAGCCCAGCGCGCGCAGCCGTTCGTGCTCGCGCAACTGGTCGGCGCGTGGTGGTTTGCCGGGTGCTTTACATTCAACGAAAACGAGACGGCCGCCGGGTAGCAGGACAATGCGATCCGGTACCGAGCGGCGACCAGGTGACAAGAACTTAAAGGCGACCCCGCCAGCCTTTTTCACTTCGGCGATGAGGTGCTTTTCGATAAGGCTTTCACGCTCATATGCCATCATCCACCGCCTTACGCTTTTCGCGCATGTTCTGCATCAGGCAAAAATCAGCCCGGCGCTCGCTCCAGTCCTGATTAAGTTCGTTACGTGATTCACGGTTTGCTTTGGCCCAGACCTTCGCCGCACGGTCGTACTCGCCTGATTGCTCAAGGCGCAAAGCCTCCCGCGCAGTCCGGTAATAAAGTGGACTGTCCCGATATTTAAATGACATAGGGGTTACCTCAAATAAAAAGCCCTGCATTTGCAGGGCTTTTTACTTTTTAGGAAAATGATTGATTAAGATGAAGCGTTCGCTATTTGAGCTTCATTAAATGTGAAACCGGCCTGTTTAAGACGCTGGATTAAGCGAGGTACAGTTTCCCGAACATGATCATTAAAGTTGAGATAAAGAATACCTGCAGCATCAGAAGGCTGTTCAAGGTGTTGCTTCTGCAAGATGACCACGTTACTGCGGCCGAGTGATGATAACAACATCCCCATTTCTAGAACTACGTTTTGACGAGCCCTGGGCAGGGCTGCTTCTTGACCATCTCTTTTGGAGTATCCCACATCATCGGGAGTGAGAAGAACAATGCCGAAACGAGTCGCTGTCTGCCCTTGACCAATTTCACGCTCAAGATCTTCAATTATCGTAAGTCCAGTACCACCAGTATTCTGCAAAATAAAATGATCAGGTAACCCAAGCTTATGAAGAATGAGCTCAAGCTGCTCTTTTGCTGCATGGTCGTGACCGTGAACGATGAAAATCTTTTTGGCTGGCTCTTGAACTATGGCTGGCTGAACTCGTTGAACTGGCGCGTTACCCAAGTGTTCATTAATAATGGCTTCAACCTCTGGTTTTGCCGCTTGTGAGCCTTGAATCAAAATCGTTCCGGTGTGGTAAAGCGTTATGATGGCACCATTACTTAAACGATAACAATCATGACCGGCTTTGTTTTCTTCTCCGGTAACATCAAATCCGGATTCGACTAAAAATTGACGAAAAGTTTCGACAGGGTGTGGGTATTTGAGAGCCATTTCATTGAGATCCTGCATCATTATTTTCCTATAAAATAAGCAATATTTAGCAAAGCAGCAATGACAGCGATCAGCTAATCCTTACGGTAGTGGTACGCCTCGAAGCCGCCCGCGTTCAGCGGGATATCGGGCGCCCATTCAGGGTTAGTGGAGAGCAGCGCGGAAAGCGCCGTATCGTTAAAATCGTCTGTGTCCGGCGCTTCGGTGATCACCTCATCGTGAACCGTCAGCACAATGCTGTAACCGGCATCCTCGATCAGCGGCATGTTTCCGGCCAAAACGTCGCGGGCGGCCGCCTGAGTGACGTTTTCCACCAGCTTTCCGCCGTAGGTTTTGAGCCGCTGCCATTTGCGCGAGTAGGAGTTAACGCCCTGATAGGTGATGTTTCCCTTCTCGATGGACGGGGAGGGGTAGCAGAGTGCGCGCCCGGACGGCAGCTGGATGCGCAGCCATGCGCCATCGCGGCGGACTTTCAGATAGCCGCAGTACAGCGTCTTTTTCGGTGTAGCGATGGCGGTGCGGACGGTGCGCTCAAGCTCGTACCAGAAATCGCAGGTCGCGGGATGCGCCCGGCGCCAGAGACGTTTGAGCGAGTCACATGCGATGAATACACGCTCGGACAGGCCAAAGGTCGATTTACGTTTAACCGATTCGACGTACCAGCTTTTCGCCTCGCGGATGACATCACGGGGGATATTCGGCAGCGCGGCGTTCGCCAGCTCGTCGAGGTCGAGACCGTAGACCAAGGCGAAGGTAAGAAATGCCGCAACACCCCCGCCGAAGCCGAGGCCCAGCTCCATCACCTTGCCGATTTGGCGCTGGTATTTATCAACATCGTCCGGCGAGATATTGAAGGCGCGGGCGTAGGCCAGTTTATACAGATCCGGTCCGGTCCCCTCGTCGTACTCCCGGAATGCGTCCAGCTTCCACTGCTCGCAGGCAAGCCAGGCCAGTTTTCGCCCCTCGATATTCGACAGGTCGCTAACCACCAGCTTTTTGCCTTCCGGTGCCATGATGCAGCCGCGCAGCGCCGAGCTGGTCAGCTCCATGATGTTATCGAAAAGCAGATCGGCGCATCCGGCTTTCAGCGCCTCGATACCCTCGTCTATCTGGTCCTGCTCGAGTGAAGGGCGGGGCAGGTTCTGAGGCTGGAATAAACGCCCGGCCCAGCGCCCGGTACGCGATGCGCCACAGAACTGCAGCGTGCCGCGCAGACGACCGTCACTGCTCACGCCCTTCATCAGCGATTTGTACTTGCTGGTGCTGGTGGTGCTGGCCTGCAGGCGAATAGCCAGCAGCTCTTTCACCGCCGACGGCAAATCAGGATCCGCCATACGGCGCTCCAGCGTGCTGCGCTGCATGTCCGGCAGCTCCACGCCGTAGGATTCAACAATGTGCTTAATCAATGCATCGCGCTGCGTGGCCGCCTGCACTTCGCCGTCGGTCATTACCTGCGTGCGTTTCGCCAGGCTTTTTTGTTCGAGGTCTACCGCCTCGATCGCCGCCTGCGCGAGCTCCACATCCATGCAAACGCCTCGGTCGTTGATCTGCTGGTCACGATGCCATAGCGCCAGCTCTGCACCCTTATAATTCCACTTCGGCAGGCGCTTATGCACTTCGCGCATAGCCTCGATATCCAGCCCGGCGTAAGCTACAAAGCGCCGCCATTCTTCCGGGTGGGTTTTGCTGGTGGCCCGGCGCAGTTTGCTGTTCTTTGGTCGTGGCTTACAGAACAGCTGGATCAGCGCTTTACCTTCTTTGTCCTTCGCCTTGTCCTGAGGGACGCCCAGAACCTCGCATAGCGCACCCAGCGCGCCGGGGAGGCCGTGAGCCAGCGCCTGCACCATCGTGTCACGCCAGCGCGTTACATCAGGAGCAAGCCGCGGTATTGCATGGCGCAGCACCGTGCGGTCGAAGTGCGAATTGTGGAAATAAAGCAGGATGTCAGGGTCACGAAGTGCGACACGCAACGGCTCCGGTATTGGCTCGCCAGCGGTTAAATCCCATACACGTACAGGTCCTTCATTGATAGCCCAGGCGATCAGCATAACCTCGACACCTTCCGCATAAGCGTGCGTGCCGTTCGTGATGGGTATCTCGCAGTAGGTTTCCAGGTCGCCCCAGAGAATGGTTTCAGACATAGATATTCCTCGCGGGTGCTTTGCGAAAAGGGACGCTCTTTGCAAAACACCCGGCGCGTGGCCGGGTGAGTGATGGGTTAAACCAAATCGGAAGCGTCTGCACCTTCGCTGATGTCGTCGAAGTCGTCGGTGGTTGCCACTCCGCCGCCGCTGAATGCATCGCCATCTTTGAAGAACTGGACGCCACCCAGAGAGAAGCCAATACCTTTCCCTTTGTTGTCATACGCGTACACGGTCACCGTTGCGTTGACGAAGCAGCCGGAATAAGGTCGCCCGTCAGCAGCAACCAGAGGGGAACGGTCGCGATCAATGACCAAAGGTCTGGCTTTGTTTGATGCCGCTAAGAACATGTGGCCTTCAAAGCCTTCATACTCGGATTTTGTGTCACCGTCGCGATAACCGGCACGGTTCGGGATATGCTTGATAGACTCCAGGATTTTCTCGTACTTATCGCCCCAGGCATCTTTTGCAACTTTACGAACAGCCGCCCAGATTTGTTTATCAAGTTCACTGTTTTTAGGGATCAGGAAGGTGTCACGGAATTTGAAGTTTCCGTCTCCTTCGAAGTCAGTGGCTTCAAACAGATTACAAAACGCATGACGTACGCCATTCAGTTTAATTTTCATGGGTATTTCCTTAATCAGATGAGGTCAGCGGCGAGCGCGTCGTCGGACACGTCGTCGAAATCGTTAACAGGGTTGATATTGAGCGCTGGGCGCGGGTCGGATTCGGGGGCGACGGTAGGCTTACCGTCTGCGCGGGTGATCAGCGCTTCGACTTTCGGCCAGCGGCGAGGGCTGGCCTTTTTGATAAGCTTCTCGGCTTTGGTCGGGCTGATCAGCTTAAGGTCGAAAACCTCCTCAGTTTTATAGCGGAACTGGTCTTTCAGCAGCGCGCGGGCGGCTTCTTCATCGCTCCAGGCACGATTACCCTGTTTGCCGGTAACCAGCTTAAAGCCCGGTACCGGATGCCCGGCGTTCAGCTCACTGTTCACCCGGTCGCAGACCGCTTTGCAAAAAGACTCAATCAGGCCAACCTGGCTGTAAATATCAGCCAGCTGTTCGGCAGTCAGAAAAGGCACGCGTTTAACGGCCTCTGCGAGTTGCTCGCCCACTGGCTGGGTCAGGTCGACAAAATCGTCTTTCACATCGTTAAGTCTGGCCTGCGCCTCAGCGGTACACAGACCACCTTTTGCCTTGCAGAACCGGCATTGTTTTTCGCCGGGGGTGAAGTTTTCCAGCGGCAGGGTTTCGACCCCTTCGCAATCGGCGATGTTGAACATCACGATCACACTGGCTGCCGCTTCCTGCGCCCGTTCGCCGAACGTCTGGAGCTCTTCCACCGTCAGGGCCCACTCTGAAACGTGGTTAAGCCGCGGCTGGTGGATGAACAGGCGCACCGTCTCGAAGTCGTACAGCATGCTGAACTGTTCGAGCGCGCCCAGGGCATACAGCTGCAGCTGCTCGTTCTGCTCGGCATCGACGCGCACACCCTTACCGTATTTCAGGTCGTGGATCTGCAGCTCGTTGCCCGCGATGATTACGCCGTCGGCGGTACCAAAGGACTCTTCTACGCCCACGATATGGGAGAAGTCGACACGCTGCTCGACCAGCAGCTCATTGCCCTGCGACAGTGCCCAGACGGTGTCGACGTAACGGCCAACGGCTTCGACCATTTCCTCATCTACCTGCGGGCCGGAAGTATCATCCGGGTTCTCAGCAAGAGGATAGGAGCCGAGGAACATCGCGACGTTGCAGCCTGCATAGTGCTCCGGGTGATTCTGGCGGTTGCGCAGAACCTTTTCGGCAAGCGCATGCGCTGCGGTCCCTTCTTCTGCGAATGAGGAACTTTTATCCGGTTGAGTGGCCTCCAGCGCCAGGCTACCGGGGCAGCGCATCCACCGATGCGCTGAAGACGGGGAAAGTCGTGCATGAACGTCTGGCATAATTAACCCTCCAGCGCTTTTTCAGCCTGAGCGATCACATCTGCGAGGTTCTCATCAGCAACTTCGCCGAGCTTTTTGGCACCCTGTTTATCCAGAATCGCCACCGCTTCGGCGCGGTAACCACCTTTCGCCAGCTGGAGGATCATTCCTTCTGCCTGTTTACGCAGCGCCGCAAAATCGGTCTGTTCGCCAGCATTATCGCCAGTGATATTCCCGGCATCGTCACCCGTTTCGGTGCCGCCTTTTGCCGCGTTTTTACGCGCAAAATCTTCCTGCAGCTGGAGGTACTCAACGCGGGTGATCTCGACATGGCCCTTTTTAAGCAGTTCGTTCAGTTTGCGTAAGGTGTGAAGCTCGCTGGCGGCGGAGCCATCAACGTTTTTGCAGTAGAACGGCCCTGTGCGTTCTTCATCTTTGCTGTCCGCCTTCTTCGGCTTCACTTCATGACGACCGTCTGCTGGGGCATCAAGAAGGCGCTCGGCAAATTCACGGCGTGCCGCGATGGTTGGTAAAACGTCCCAGAAACGCAGGATGTTACGCGACAGGTCAAGTAACGCTGGCTTGTTCAAATGACCTGCTCGTTTAACTCCTTGCAGGGCGCTATCCAGGGCGTCGATCTGCACAACGCGCTTATCGCCTTCGGCGTCGCGGTAATCAACAACGCGCTGGACCATTGTTTCGCTGAGGTCCTGCGCCTCCGGGTAGAATGCAGCCAGGGCGATAATGTCGCTGAACTCCAGATCGTCCAGCGTAACCTTGCGGATAACGGTATTTTCCGCTTTGGTTTCCGGTACCGTTTCGCGGTATTCCTGAACCTGCGCCACGGTGTCCGGGCGAAGAGCTACGCCAGAGGCCAGGGCAGTGATAATGCGTTCAAGCAGGGCGTTATGCTGCGTCAGCAGTTGATTGTTAAGTTCGAGACTGGTTTCTAAGCTCATACAGCGGTCCTCGCTACAAGGAGAATGAAGGTAATAGCCAGGCCGAACGCAGTAGCGAGGGCCAGACCGGTGATAATGTCGAAATGTTTGCGGCGATAATGGAGCACGTCGCGCCCCGTCAGCCGGTGGAAGTGTTCAGGTTTCATCGGTAGTGCTCCTTTTCATGTCGGGGAGCGCACTGCACTGAATGCGCTTTCAGGCATAAAAAAGCCCGTCATGGGAGGCGGGCAAAGACTACACACAGCAATGGATGATTCAGGGGATGGGGGTTAACGGACGAATTGTGTAGCCATAACCGAGATAGCCGTTGCGTTCCTGGTAAGCTGCCGCTCTTAGTCGAGCAGGGTTTTCGCCTTTAACTGTCGCAACAACGTAATCAGTTGCGTCAGGTCCGTTTTCTACCACTTCAAAAGTCGGCAAGTATTTTGTTGTGAGCTCATAGGTATTCATTTCAGTACCCCTCAGTGGATTAGTAAAAGGCCCGAAGCCTTTGATTAATCCACTGCACGCCCCATCATCGGGGCGTTTCAACTTGCGTGACTTATCAGCTCGTCGCGGTGTGGTCCTCTACGCTTACCGTACGCATACGGACTCGGCGCTTACCTCGATCCCATCGGGTGCCATTTCGTTTTGCCAGGAGCACAGCGGCTTACCTGTCACGCGGTTCTGTTTGTTAAAGAGCGATTACTTCTTGGGATTAAATCTACAATTTGAGTTGTATTATGTAAACCACAAACGTGGTATTTATGGGTGCAAAAATACCACGTTATTGATATTTAAATGAATTTAGTTTGTAAGATTTTACAAGATAGGTGCGAGGAGGGCAGCGGAGCCCTCCAGCGGAGGCGGGGTTTTAGCGTTTACGGCGGTAAATGCGGTGCTCGATCATGACACCAATGATCTGTAACTTCATGTCAGCACTGCGCAAAACAGGATAGTCTGGGTTAAGCGGAACCAGTTCGAAGTCATCAACACCTATTCCCAACGGGCGATATTTTTTGAATGTGGCCTCATGGCCGCCGTTCTTGGCAACCACGAATTCTCCTGGGGTAGGGCACAGATCCGGGTCGATGATAACGATATCGCCTTCTTTAAACTCCGGTTGCATGCTGTCGCCATCGATGCGAAGAGCGAAGCACGTTTCGGGTACGTCTGCATCAGCCAGAACATATTCAAGCTCTCCTGCCAGGTCAGTAACGTCTCTTGCTTCAGTGAGACAACCCGCTTGTACGTAACTCAAAACAGGGATTCTTCTGGTGCTGATTTCAGCGAGCGGCATTATGTTTTTACCGTTCAATAGCCAGTCCGGGCTGCATTTCAGCGCCTTAGCCAGATCGAGAAGGTTACGCGGCTTTCGGGTGCGTCCGCTTTCTATAGACTCAATTGATTGCTGGCTAACTCCCGCAGAGTTTGCGACTTCTGTTTGTGTCATTCCGAGTTCGATACGGCGGGCTTTGAAGCGTGCTGCGAGAGACATTTTTAATACCTTATAAGAGTTGAAATTATGACCTCCTATTATTAAATACAATTTTTGTTGTGTTTGACAAACACCATTAGTTGTTGCTAAATACCACTAAAATTGTATGAGGTGATAACTATGACTCTGGCTACCCGATTAAAAGAGCGACGTAAAGAGCTCAAAATGACGCAGGTCACGCTGGCTGAGCTAACAGGGGTTAGTCAGCAGGCCATCAATAGGATCGAAAGCGGTGTTATCTCCCGCCCTCGCTATCTTCTTGAATTATCCGTTGCGCTTGATTGCGACCCCAACTGGCTGCTGCACGGCTCACAAAACGAGAAAAAGGCGTAACCCATGCCAGAGAATAAGAACTGGGGGGCGACGCCTGACGAATGGTTCCACTTCGATCTGGTGCTGGGGCGTACTGACCAGCTGCTGCCGGTCGTGTGCAACCCGGGCGCGACCATATCCCCGAACAGCAAACTAAAAATGCTTGGCAAAACGCCGAGCCTCTATAACCGCGATCGACTGGCTACCGGGATCAAGGACTGGACAGAGCATGTCGTTACTGAGCGTGACTTTGCCCGCTGGTCTAACGAACCGGATTACGGCATCTGCGTGCGTACAGGTCATGGCTGGCTGGCGCTGGACTGCGACAGCGAAGACGAAGATATCCAGGCCGATATTCACAAAACGCTGGTGCAGCTGCTGGGCGAGCTGCCGCCGCGTCGCTGGCGCGCTAACAGCAACAAATGCCTGTACCTGCTGGCCGTTGACGGCGATTTTCGTAAGCGCATCCACCGTCTGGCGGGTGATATGGGGATTATCGAGCTGCTGGCGAACGGCCAACAGTTCGTTGCCTGCGGTACGCACAGCAGCGGCTCACGTATTGAATGGGACGGCGGTCTGCCGGACGAGCCACCAGCCATAACAGCTGACCAGCTCGAAACGCTGTGGCAGCGCCTGGCGGAGCAGCTGCCTGTGTCGGTTACCACCGAAGCGGGCAGCACAAAGATGCGCGACCGCTCAACCTTCACGCCTGGCGCGACGGATGATACCGCCGAATACCTCGATGCCAATGGCTGGACGCTGCTGGACGGCGCGAACGGCGAGCGATACATCCGCTGCCCGTTCGAAGACGGCCACAGCACCGGCGGCGACCCGACGAGCACGGTTTACTTCCCGGGCGGTACCGCGGGCTTTGAGCAGGGGCATTTTAAGTGCCTGCACGCCAGCTGCGCTCACCGTGGCGACGGCGATTTCCTTAACGCCATCGGGATCCGAAACGACGATTTCGAAGACCTGACCAGCACCGATGTTGCAGAGCCATTACCGCTGCCGGCGTTCGAGCGCGATAAGTGGGGCCGCATCGAGGCCACCATCAGCAACGCGGCCAAAGCCGTTGTGCGTCCTGACTTTGTTGACATCGATATCCGCTTTGACCAGTTCCGTGACGAAATCATGTTCGCCCCGGCAGGCTCCGGCCAGTGGCAGGCGTTCACCGATGCGGACTATGCGCGCCTGCGCATCACGATGGAAAAGCGCGGCTTTAAACCTGTGGGGCGCGAGCTGATACGCGACGTGGTGCTGCTGGCCGCTGACGAACAGCCGTTCGATTCGGCGACCACCTGGCTTAACGGGCTGGAGTGGGACGGCGTGCCGCGTATCGAAACTTTCTACCATACGCACTTCGGTACCGCCGACACGCCATACACCCGCGCGGTGTCCATGTACATGTGGACGGCGCTGGCGGGCAGGGTGCTGGAGCCCGGCGTCAAAGCCGATATGGTGCCGATCCTCGTCGGTCCTCAGGGCTGCGGTAAATCCTCCGGCGTGGAAGCGCTGAGCCCCGACCCGGCGTTCTTCACCGAGATCTCATTCGCTGAGAAAGACGACGACCTCGCACGCAAGATGCGCGGGCGTCTGGTGGCTGAGATTGGCGAGCTTCGCGGCCTCAATACCAAAGAGCTCGAATCCATCAAAGCATTCGTGACGCGCACGCATGAGAACTGGATCCCTAAATACCGGGAGTTCGCCACCCAGTTCCCGCGCCGCCTGGTGTTCGTCGGTACCACCAACGAGGACGAATTCCTCGCTGACAAGACCGGTAACCGTCGCTGGCTCCCCGTGGAGGTGTCGAAAGTCGACGTGAAAGCGATAAAAACAGACCTCCTTTTGCTGTGGGCTGAGGCTCGCGAGACGTTTAAGCGCCTCGGCGGTATCCAGTTCCGCGATGCTGAGCGGCTCGGTGCGAGTGTTCATGAGCAGTACACCATTAAGGACGCGTGGCTCGAAACGGTCGAGAAATGGCTCGACACGCCTGACCTGATGACTAACGACATTCCGCGAAATTGCGAATTTTTACTAACTAGCGATGTGTTGAAAGAAGCGATTGGACTCGATTCTCGCAACATTGGAAAACGTGAAGAAATGCGAATCGGTAATGTTTTGCAAAATTGCGGATATTTACGCGATAGGCGTTTCGTAAACGGTAAACAGATACGCGTTTGGGTGAAAACTAGTACCACCTAGACCACCTCGGCGTTTTAGGTGGTCTAGCAGCAACTGGCTGAAATTTAAGGCGAAAGCCAACCTAGACCACCTAGACCACCTTTTTACTAAGAACCCCATATATATATATAAGTCGACTTGGGGAAAGGTTAGAAAATAGTGGTCTAGGTGGTCACAGGTGGTCTAGCAATGAACACGTAATTTATTGCGGGTAGCGATATGCAAACACGATTTGATTCCACCACGGCGATTAACGAGCGCCAGAAGCTCAATAAAATCACTCTCTATGCTCGCGCGTGCGCGCGTTTTGGGAGGTGACCCATGCCAGTTGTCGCGACGTTCAAAACAGACTGGTTCCGGGTGATTAACGACATCACGCGCAGCGGCATTCCCCTGCAGGAGATTGCCAGAGAGCTCGACGTGTCGAAGTCTGCTATCATCGGCTGGAAGCAGGGCGCAGCGCCGAACCACCATACAGGCGAAGCGCTGATAGACTTCTGGTGCTACGTCACACAGCGCCCACGCTCCGAACTGCCAGCACAGGTCACATCACGGCGATTCGTATACGCCTGGCGTTCTAAGCGCCTGGCACCATGAAAACTTGCAAAAACAGGGCGTTCATCGGTTAAAAACGCTATGCAAAAACCGCCCTGTTTTATGCACGATTTATGCAGTCCGTTTTCACCACTTCCAGCCAGTAAACCGCAACAAATAACCGCTTCACGCTGAATCGCTAACGAGTGCCATTTCGCTGGTGCGCGCAACGTCCATTATGTTAAATCGGCCCTGTTTTTAACAAATCTTCCATTTGGTCGGGATCCCGACCGCGACCCCGTTTCACACTTACGGCTCAATCATCACAGGAGCCACCACAATGGGCCGACCAAAGAAACCTATCGAAGTACCTGGGCAGGAACCTGAAACGGGCGCAGAACTGATTACAGGTACCACCGGTGAAGCCACAGCACTGGGCCCACAGCGCGCAGAGCCTGAGATTATCCAGCAGCGCGTTGCCAGTCTGCTGGACGATGCCGCACTTGCTGAGCGCAATACTCTGCTGGGTACCATCAACGAGCAGGGCGCGGCCATCATCGCCCGCTTTGAAACGCTGGGTTACACCGACCTGGCTGACCAGCAGCTGACCGACAATCTCGAATTCCTTCAGCTCGTCAAAAAAGCCACCACGGCGGAGCCCGCCGCGCCGCTGGGCTACGTGACGAACGACGAGGGCAAGCCGCAGCCGGTTACGGGTAAGCCCGTTCTGACTGAGCACGGCTGGCACGTTCCGGGCTAAGAGGGGGAATCGTTATGTGTGGAGGTGGAGCGCCAAAGGTCACGCAGACCGACCCGCAGGCCGAAGCGGATGCAGCTGCCGATGCAGCAGCAAAAGCGGCAAACGCAGATGCAGCAGCGCGCAAGAAGCGCAAGAAAGGTTCGTCCCTTCTCGCCAGTGGTGCAGAGGGTGCAGCTGATTCGGGCAGCTCTCTGCTGTCCTCTGGTGCGCAGGCAGCGCAGCAGAAAAACACTCTGGGGGCGTAACCGATGGATGAACTCGCCGTTAAGCTGATTAAGCGTTCTGACACGCTGAAAGCCAACCGCCAGCAGCATGAAAGCGTCTGGCGCGAGTGCTATGACTACACCTATCCGCTGCGCGGCGCGGGATTCTCTGACGAAGTGCTCGATGCTCAGAGCGCAAAACACAAGGTGGCGAAGCTACTGGACGGCACCGCCACCGACAGCGCCCGCATGCTGGCCTCTGCGCTTATGTCCGGCATGACCCCGGCAAATGCACAATGGCTTAACCTCGACAGCGAATCGCTTCCGGACGATGCCAAAGCCTGGCTATCTGAGTGCGCAACGCTGGTCTGGGAAAATATCCATGCGGCAAACTTCGACGCTGAGGGCTACGAGGCAAATCTCGACGTGGTGTGCGCTGGCTGGTTTGTTCTGTACATCGACGAGGACCGCGAAGAGGGTGGCTACACATTCCAGCAATGGCCGCTGGCGCAGTGCTATGTCACGTCCACCCGCAAGGATGGCATCGTGGATACGATCTACCGCCGTTACCAGCTGACCGCTGAGCAGGCCATCAAGGAATTCGGCGCGGACAAGGTCAGCGAGAAGATCCGCGACGCGGCGAAGAAAAAGCCCGACGATAAATTTGATTTCCTGCACTGCATTTTCCCGCGCGAAACCTACATGGTTGATGCCCGCCTGGCGAAGAACATGCGCTTTGCGTCGTTCAACGTCGACGTGAGCAACAAGCAGATTGTGCGCGAATCCGGCTATCACGAATTCCCGTGCTGCGTGCCGCGCTGGATGAAAATCCCCGGCGGTTCCTACGGCATCGGCCCGGTGTACGACGCGCTACCGGACTGCAAAGAGCTGAACGAAACCAAGCGCATGGAGAAAGCCGCGCAGGATCTGGCTATCTCTGGTATGTGGATTGCCGAAGACGACGGCGTACTCAACCCGCGTACGGTCAAGGTCGGCCCGCGTCGCATCATCGTGGCGAACAGCGTCGACAGCATGAAACCTTTGCTGACAGGTGCAGATTTCCAGGTAGCCTTTACCGCAGAAGATCGCCTGCAAGCATCAATCCGCAAAATCATGATGGCCGACCAGCTTCAACCGCAGGACGGTCCAGCCATGACCGCCACCGAGGTGCATGTGCGCGTTGCTCTGATTCGCCAGCTGCTCGGCCCGGTGTACGGCCGGTTCCAGGCTGAATATCTCCAGTTGCTGGTGGTGCGCTGCTTTGGCATCGCTTTCCGCGCTGGCATTTTTTCCCCACCACCCGAGAGCCTCCAGAACGCCAATTTCAACGTGCGTTACATCTCACCTCTGGCACGCGCGCAGAAGCTGGAAGACGTAACGGCAATCGAACGCCTCGGCGCGAACGTGGCAAACCTGGCGGGCATCAGCCAGGACGTTGTTGACCTCATCGATACCGATGAAGCCACACGCGTTGTGGCTGAAGCTCTCGGCGTTCCGGCTAAAGTAATTCGCTCATCTGATGCTGTGGCAGATCTCCGTGATCAGCGCCAGAAAGCACAGCATCAGGCCGCTCAGCAGCAGCTCATGATGCAGGCGGGAACCGAGGCAGCAGGAGCCGCAGGGCAGACCGCTGGCGCGGCAATAGGGCAACGACTGGCAGGTAACCAATGAGAATAAAACAGGCCACGCCTCAGGACTTTAAGCGCATTTTCGAGGAAATGCCTGGCGGCTCTCAGGTGCTGGAAGAGTTAACGCGCCGCTTTGGGCGCGCTGCGTACGTCCCCGGCGGTACCGAGGGCGACCGGGAAACATGTTACAGAGCAGGGCAGCGATCCGTACTGGATTACATCCTGCGCGAAATCAACAAGGCCGATGGAGTAGAAGACGATGTGGAAGCTTAAACACTTATTCATGAACGCAGAGCCGGGTGCAGAACAGCCAGGCGGTGGTAACGGAGGTGGTGAAGATGGCGGCAATAATCCTGGTGCTGGCGAACCTTCTGGTAATTCTCTGCTCAGCACCGGCGCGGGCGAACCGGGTGCTAATGACTGGCTACCTGAGAAATTCCGCGTTATGGGCGAAGACGGAAAACTCAGTATTGAAAGCTCTGCCCGCAAACTGGCGGAAAATTATACTCACCTTGAAAAACGCATGGGGAGCGGCGACGCGCCGCCGAAAACGGCAGATGAGTATGCGCCTAAGGTAGAGGTCGAGGGATTCAACTGGGAAGAATTCAAAGCCGATCCGCGCATGCAGGGCTTCATGAAAACTGCGCACGCCAAAGGCATCACCAACGATCAGATGAGTTTCATCTTGGGTGAATACGCACAGCGCGCTCCTGAGCTGGTGGGCGGTGCCGCTGCTCTGGATGCGGAAGCCGCCACCACGCAGCTGCGCGAGGTGTGGAAGACAGACGCAGAGTTTAAGCAAAACATCGGTCTGGCTTTCCGTGCGTTCAACTCCCTGGCTGACGAGAGCGACCGAGGGCGCATCGACGAGATCGGCAATAACCCGATGGTTATCCGCATGCTGGCTAAAGTCGGCGCAGAAATGCAGGAAGACGCACCGGCGGGTGGCGATGTGAACCTCGAAGAACAGCAGACCATTCGCGACCTGATGAAATCCCCGGCGTACATGGACCCGAAACACGCCGACCACGAACGCGTATCGGCGAAGGTCAAAGCGTACTACCAGAAGCGATACGGCGATCAAACCGTAGCGTGACGTGTCACAGTACCGCATCAAAAGCCAGCACAACCCGCTGGCTTTTTCATTTGGTCGGGATTCCGACCGCACACCTCGCTAACAATCTCCCCACAACCAGCCCGGCGGGGACGCCGGATAACTGAATTTTCCCGCAGTGCGTAAGCGCCACGCGCATTGTGTTAATCGGGCCGGGCAACCGACAACCCAGTAGGCGATATTTTCTGGAGTGATTGTTATGTCATTTGATACCAATAAGAACATGATCACCGCTGCGTTTATCACGCAGTTTCATGATTCTTTCGAAATCGCCGCGCAGCAGAAGGATTCCCGCCTGCAGGCTGCGGTAAACGACCGTGGGATGATCACCGGCGAAGCATTCACCATCAACGATATGGGTACCATCGAAATGACGCAGATCACAACGCGTTTCGGTGACACCGTATGGGACCTGCCAGACGCTGGTACCCGTAATGCGTTGATGGCGGACTACGCTGTATTCGTGCCAGTTGAAAAACGTGACCTGCGTAAACTGCTGGCCGACCCACAGGGGCCATATCTGCAGCTCACCCTGGCGGCCTCCAACCGCAAAAAAGACGATGTTGTTTATCGTGCTCTGCTCGACCCTGTGATGCGTAAAACGTCCAGCGGCGGTGCGTATGCACCGGTGGCGCTGCCTGCGTCGCAAAAAATCGTTGCTGGTGACACGGGCATGACCAAAGCCAAGCTGATCGCCGCGAAAGCGATGTTCCGCCGCAACGAGTGCGACGAACAGAACGGTGAAGAGCTGTATATCACCTACAACGCCGACATGCTGACGCAGATCCTCAGCGATACCACGCTGACTTCTGCCGACTTCATGGCGGTGAAAATGCTGCAGGAAGGCGCAGTGTCTGGGAACTGGCTCGGCTTTAAGTGGCTGGCATACGAAAAACTGGATTCTGCGACCGCAGGCGATCCGGCCGTTACCACCAAAACCGCCGTCGCATGGTGTAAATCCGCTGTGCATTTCGGTACCGGCGCTGAGTACAACGTCGATATCGGACCACGCCGCGATAAAAACAACACCATTCAGATCTCTGTTGATGCGTCTTATGGTGCTGGCCGCGCCAACGAGAAAAAAGTCGTCGCCATCGATTTTGTTGTTTAAGCCGCTGGTGTGTTTGCCGGGGTATACCCCCGGCCTTTTTTCATCTGAGGTTCTGCCATGACTTCGAGTGTATCGATCTGCTCAAACGCACTTCTTGCGCTGGGTGCTCACCCGATAAATGATTTCGACGAAGACACGGATCATGCCCGTCTTTGCGCCAACCTTTACCCTACTGTCCGCAATAAATTACTCCGCGCTCACCCGTGGAACTGCGCGATAAAACGCGTTGTGCTCTCACCTGTCAGCGCTACGCCTGTCTTTGGGTACGGTTATCAGTTTTCCCTGCCCGGTGATCTAATCCGTGTTCTGTCCGTGGGAGAGCCACGGGATGATATTGATTACCGGATTGAGGGGAGCCGGCTGCTGGCTAACGTCGATGTGATTCGCCTGCGTTATATCTTCCGTAATGAGGACGAGTCCACATGGGATACCGCGCTGGTGGATGTAGCTGAAATGACGATGCAGTCCAAGCTGGCGTATGCAGTGACCGGGTCCACCAGCCTGCGCGATAGCCTGGCGCAGGAGGCTTCATTCCTGCTGAAACAGGCAAAAGCCGTCGATGGTCAGGAAGAACCTCCGGAAGACCTGGGCGGCTATCCAACTTATGAGTCGAGGTTCTGATATGCGCGCGAACCTTATAAAAACCAATTTTACAGCTGGCGAAGTTTCCCCTCGTCTGATGGGGCGTGTTGATATTGCCCGCTACGCCAACGGCGCGAAGATTATCGAAAACGCGGTGGTGGTCGTGCAGGGTGGTGTTGTCCGCAGGCCGGGGACACGCTTTGCGGCGGCTACCAAACACGGCGATAAAAAATCACGTCTTATTCCCTACGTGTTCAACCGGTCTCAGGCTTACATGCTGGAGTTCGGCGACGGCTACATGCGTATTTATCAGAACGGTAAGCAGCTGGTTAACGGCGACAATACGCCTTATGAAATCGCCAGCCCATACACCGCCGATATGTTGGCTGCCGTGAACTATGTCCAGGGTGCTGACACGATGTTCCTGGTGCATCAGTCCGTAAAACCCCATCGCCTCCAGCGCCGTGGTCAAACCGACTGGGTGCTTGAACCGGCACCGTTCATCGTTGAGCCATTCGACGAGGTGCGCGATACACCGCAGAAATGGTGTAAGCCATCCGTCAAAGAGTTCGTGGGCTCTGAAATTACGCTGACCCTGAGCGATGCGGAACCGGGAGACACCCCAAATCCACCATTCACGGGCGCGGGCTGGGTTGCTCAGGATGTGGGTTCCTACGTTCGCCTTAACGGCGGTCTGGTGCTGATTAAAAGCATCACCAGTGCTCAGATTGCCGTCGGTACCATTCGCAGCGACCTGACGGCAACGCAGGCGGCATCGCCAGGATCATGGACGCGCGAGGACACAGTCTGGACCGATGAATTTGGGTACCCCGGCGCGGTGACGCTATACCAGCAGCGCCTTGTCCTGGCGGGTTCGCCAAAATATCCGCAAACAATCTGGTGGAGCGAAACGGGCGTTTATCTGTCCTTTGAGATTGGTACCGAGGATGATGATGCGATCAGCTTCACGCTGTCTTCAGACCAGCTCAACCCAATTGTGCATCTGGCGCAAATGAATACCCTGATTGCGCTGACCTACGGCGGCGAGTTGGCACTGTTGCAAAGTTAGCGATGAGGCAGCCTTTTGTCTTATTCAAAGGCCTTACATTTCAAAAACTCTGCTTACCAGGCGCATTTCGCCCAGGGGATCACCATAATAAAATGCTGAGGCCTGGCCTTTGCGTAGTGCACGCATCACCTCAATACCTTTGATGGTGGCGTAAGCCGTCTTCATGGATTTAAATCCCAGCGTGGCGCCGATTATCCGTTTCAGTTTGCCATGATCGCATTCAATCACGTTGTTCCGGTACTTAATCTGTCGGTGTTCAACGTCAGACGGGCACCGGCCTTCGCGTTTGAGCAGAGCAAGCGCGCGACCATAGGCGGGCGCTTTATCCGTGTTGATGAATCGCGGGATCTGCCACTTCTTCACGTTGTTGAGGATTTTACCCAGAAACCGGTATGCAGCTTTGCTGTTACGACGGGAGGAGAGATAAAAATCGACAGTGCGGCCCCGGCTGTCGACGGCCCGGTACAGATACGCCCAGCGGCCATTGACCTTCACGTAGGTTTCATCCATGTGCCACGGGCAAAGATCGGAAGGGTTACGCCAGTACCAGCGCAGCCGTTTTTCCATTTCAGGCGCATAACGCTGAACCCAGCGGTAAATCGTGGAGTGATCGACATTCACTCCGCGTTCAGCCAGCATCTCCTGCAGCTCACGGTAACTGATGCCGTATTTGCAGTACCAGCGTACGGCCCACAGAATGATGTCACGCTGAAAATGCCGGCCTTTGAATGGGTTCATGTGCAGCTCCATCAGCAAAAGGGGATGATAAGTTTATCACCACCGACTATTTGCAACAGTGCCCTCGATCCTGACGTTAACGACAAGATCCGGGCGATCGCCGTTGAAGCCTATCAGGCGCTGGGATGCAGTGGGATGGCGCGCGTCGATGTGTTTCTGACGGCGGATAACGAGGTGGTGATTAACGAAATCAACACCCTGCCGGGCTTTACCAATATCAGCATGTACCCGAAATTGTGGCAGGCCAGCGGAATAAGCTATCCAGAACTGATCACCCGCCTGATTGAACTGGCGCTGGAGCGTCACGCCGCTGACAGCGCCCTGAAAAGCTCTGTTAACTGA